TAAGATTATGAGTGAAAGAGAAGATATAGCAAGTGATATAATTACAAAGCTGGATGCAGTTTCTAGTCCTATTGAATTTGTAAAGATCACTAGAGAGCCATTTGAAGTGGAAGAATTAGCTGATACGCAATTTCCTTGCTGTTATGTTCAATCAGGAGATGAAACAAGAGAATTAATCACTTTAGGAGATGTAGGAACAGGAAAAAGACAGGGAACAATAGATTTTATCATTGTTGGATTTGTTAAAGGAACAACAACTAATATTGATACAAAACGAAATCAACTTATAGAGGTTGTGGAAGAAACTTTAGATGATGATATTAGCAGAGCTGGTAATGCCTTGAATACACAAATCATTGAAGCGAATACAGATGAGGGAGTAATTTTTCCTTATGGTGGTGTGAGAATTGTGGTAAGGGTTGATTATCAATATACAAGAGGAACATCATAATATAAAAAATTATTTTGACTATGTGTAATAAAAACTATAAAAATAAATAGGAGTAAAACTTATGAGTGATGGAACAATTATTTTAAAACTTCCAAATTCTAGCGATACCATACAGGTGACAAAAGATATGGAAGAATATTATTTAAAAATGGGATATACAAAGACATCAAAAGTTGATACTCCTAAAGTAATAAAATTAACCCCCAAGAAAGATAAGGAGTAAAAATGGCTAATCACACAGGAGTTTCTGGTGTTGTTAAGGTTGGCTCTAATGTTGTAGCAGAATTGAGAAGTTTTACTATCGATACTACTGCAGAATTAATAGAGGACACCACATTGACCGATACTTCAAGAACTTATCAATTTGGTAAAAAGGGAGCAACTGTTTCAGCAGAATGCTGGTGGGATGAAACTGATACGAATGGACAAATCGCTATTATCGAGGGTTCACAAGTAGCATTAAATCTTTATCCAGAGGGTGCTGATTCAGGCGATTACTATTTTTCTGGCACTTGGCTGATTGGTAGCAATTCCATTTCCATACCAACTGATGGTATTATTGAAGCTAGTTTTAATGCAACTTTAACAGGCGCATTAACTAGAGGTACAGTTTAATATTGAATGGCAGAAAAAAAAGATTTCTTTGAGGGAGTCAGATCACATTGGGATTCTCTTGAAACTAAAATTATAGAAGTTGAAGAATGGGGCCTTACAGGCGATAATGCCATTTACAGTAAGCCATTCAATATGCTTGAAAAGGCAAAAATATTCAAAGGTGCGAATGAAAGCGACCTTAATGTTCTCATTGATGTCATCATAGAAAAGTCATTAACCAAAGATGGCGAAAAAATGTTCAATCTTGAGCATAAGATGAAATTCAAAATAAAAGCTGATACGGATGTTATTGCAAAGGTTGCCAGTTTAATAATGGGAACTGATGATTCAATCCCAACACTTAAAAAAAAATAAAAAATAATCCAGAAGTCTATTCTGTTTTTGCGTTAGCTGAAAGGTTACACAAAACAGCTAGTGAAATATTGCAAATGCCTATATATGAGTTTAATATGTGGTGCGCCTATTTTGACTTGCAAAGAGAAGATCAAGAAAGGCAACAACGCATTAACCAAGTAAAAAGATAATGGCTACTAAAAAAGTAAATATTGACATCGTATCAAAGGACAGGTCTTCAAGGGTTTTAAGAGGAGTCAGGGGTCAATTAGACAAGGTTAAAAGAAGTGTATTTAATTTGAGAAATGCCTTTCTTGGCTTGGGCGTAGGTTTAGTAGCAAGGGATTTTATTAAAACTGCATCAGAAATAGAAAATTTACAAGTTCGATTCAAATTCTTATTCAATACAGTAGAGGAAGGGCAACAAGCATTTAAGGGCTTGGTTGATTTTGCCGCTAAAGTTCCATTTCAATTATCAGAAATTCAAGCTGGTGCCGCTAATCTAGCAGTTGTTTCTGAAAGTGCAAAAGAAATGAATGAGTTGTTGGAATTGACAGGCGATATAGCGGCAGCTTCTGGTTTGGATTTTAAAACAACAGCAGAACAAATGATGAGAGTTTGGAGTGCTGGTATTTCAAGCGCTGACTTATTCAGGGAACGAGGTGTCGGTAATATGTTGGGTTTTGAGCAAGGTGTTCGTTATTCATCAGAACAATCAAAAAAACATATTTTAGACGCATTTAGAAGCGGAACATTAGAAGTCAAGGGTGCTAGTGGAGAATTAGCCAAAACATTTTCTGGAACAATGTCTATGATTTCAGATAAATACTTGAAATTCAAGTTAGCTGTGATGGATGCCGCCCCTTTTGATTTTTTAAAAGGAAGTTTTTCAGTAATAAATAAAAACATAGAAGACAATTTTGGTTCAATAGAAAAATTTGGCGCAAGTGTTGGCGAGGAATTGGTCATTATAATGAAAAAAATGCTAGGGTTTGCCGCAGTAACATTAGACGCAATGAGAATGCCCTTGCAGTTTGTGTCAAATGCTTTTGGAAATTTTATCAAATTATTTAATTCTTTACCAAAATCAATTCAAGCATTTGGATTAATAGGTGCAATACTTTTAGGAAAAAGGGCATTTGTAATTATTGCCGCCATTGAGGGATTGAGATTGACATTGGGATTTATAAATAAGCAAATGCAGAAGCTTAATGAATCAATGGACACAGGAGATTTTGAAAGTGAGTTAGATGCAATTAATAGAAAATGGATTGAACAACAAGAGGCAATTGATAAAACAAAAAAAGAGGTCATTGATTACAATAATATTCTAGCAGTTGATACCTCTACATTATCTGGTTTTATGAAAGAGTATATAGGATTTTTACAAGAAATAGAGACAGAAATAAACGCAATGCGTAAAGCACGAAATGAATCAAATGAATCAGTAAATGAAGATGAAAAAAAGAGCAATGACAAGAGTTTAAAACAGCAACAAAAGTATTGGGATAAATACACAAAAGAAATGTCAAAAAGACTTCAAGCTGAAAGAAGAATGAAAAGAGAAAGTAAGGAACAATTAATAGAATTGGAAAAATTAGGAAACCAACAAGTATTTGATAACACAAGAGAATCATTGTCTGCTATATCTGGTTTAAACAGGGGTGCTTTTGAAGCATATAAAAGATTTCAAATTGCAGAAGCAACAATCAATGCTATTATGTCGGCTTCCACAGCATTTAAAACTTATGCCGCAACTCCCCTTATGGCATATGCAGTTGCCGCTTCTTCTTTAGCAAAAGGAATGGCTATGGTTGCACAAATACAATCATTAAGTTATTCTGGCAGAGAACACGGAGGCGCAGTTCAAAGAGGCAAACCTTATATAGTGGGAGAAGCTGGACGAGAAATGTTTGTGCCAAACCAAAGTGGAAACATAATTCCCAATGATCAATTAGGTGGAGCGGTAAATGTTAATTTCAACATCAATACAGTTGACGCAAGAGGATTTAATGAGTTACTTACAAACAGCAGAGCAACTATTGTAGGAATGATAAATAGTGCCGTTAATGAAACAGGAAGACAGGCGATAATATGAGTGGCGCATTACCAAATGTAGATTTTGAAGCTATCAATATTAAGAGCAATCAAAAGACTTTAATTAGTCAAACCGATAGTGGAAAAACTTTTAGACGACAGATTGATGGTCAGAAATGGAGTTTTACAGTTTCCTATCCACTTATGACGAGGGCGAACTTTCAACCAACTATGGCTTTCATCATTCAACAACGATCACAAAAGGAAAGTTTTACTATTACATTCCCTAGCTATTTAAACGCAACAGGAAATGAAACAGGAACACTTTTAGTCAATGGCGCACATTCACTAGCCGATACCACCATAGCGATTGACGCTTTCGCTGATGATGGCGCTGGTAGATTGAAAGCTGGTGATTTCATAAAATTCGCACATTCAAAAGTCTATATGGTCGTTTCAGATGTAACAAGTTCAAGCAATGCCGCGACTGTAACGATAGAACCCCCACTGACAACCGCCTTGTCGAATAACAGTTCCGTCACTTATGATTCAATCGCTTTCACAGTTCACTTAACAAGTGATGTACAGGAGTTTAAATCTGGTCAGGCGAATTCTTCTGGTGTTCCATTATTCAAGTATGAGTTTGATGTTGTTGAGGCGATTTAAATGGCTAGAGGATTATCGAGTGCCGTTAAAACTGAATTGGCGACAGGCAATATTAAATATGTTCATTTAGTTCATCTTAATTTCGCCACACCTTTATACATAACCGATTGCAGTTTCGCATTAACTTCAAGCATTAGCGGAAGTTCAAGAACATATACGGCAAGTGGTCATTTATTGGGAATCAGTAATGTTTCAGAGGGTGTTGAACCCATTAAGAACACTTTAAGCATAGTATTGTCTGGTGTTGATCAAAGTTATATCGCAATCGCTTTAGGCGAAAACATCATCAATGATGGTGTGCAAATATACAAGGCATTCTTGGATAGTTCCAATGCCATAATAGCCGACCCTTTTTTAATTTATGATGGAACAATAGACGAATACATCATTGGAGACGATACAACCACCTCACAAATAACCTTGAATGTCACTTCTCATTGGGGTCAGTTTCAAAAGGTCAACGGAAGAAGAACAAGCGATACATCACAGCAACGACATTTTGCAAGTGACAAGGGTTTTGAATTTTCAGCATTGACAATAAAAGACATTCGCTGGGGTAGGGCGTAATGGGTTTTTTTAGTGCAATAGCAAGTTTTATAAAACCGATTGTAAATTTCATTCCTGTAATCGGCCCCATCATTTCTGCCATAAGTCTAGTTGCCACAGCTTTAACTTGGTTGAATAAACCAGATGAACCAGATTTCAATGTTGATACGACACCAGAAATTAAAACAAAAGGAATATTGGCAAATAAGACTTCTGCCAACGCCCAAATTCCTGTCATTTATGGAACAAGAAAGGTTGGTGGAACAGCAGTATTTATGGAGACATCAGGCGCTGACAATGAGTTTCTTTATATGATAATGGCTTTGGGAGAGGGTGAGATTGATGACATCACCACGATATACATTAATGACAACGCTGTAACTTGGAGCGGTGATTTGGCTGATGCCACAAGCAGGACAGTTAATTCAAGCGATTCAAA